AAGGGCGGAGCCCAGAAGGAGAATTACTATGAATAATAAAACAGTTGAGCAGATCGCAAGAATGAAGGAACAGACAATCGGTGTGGAAGTTGAGATGAACCACATCACCAGAAGCGCAGCTGCTAAGGTTGCAGCAGATCTGTTTGGCACTGGCCGCTACAGCGACACAGCTTTCCGCAATGGTTACTGCACTTGGAGCGCATGGGATCAGCAGGGCAGAGAGTGGAAGTTCCAGAGAGATACTTCTATCTCAGGTCCGGACAGCCAGAAGTGTGAGCTCGTAACTCCTATCCTCAAGTATGACGATATCGAGCTCCTTCAGGAGCTTATCCGCAGACTCCGCAAGGCAGGAGCTATCAGTCATGCAGGCGTGGGTGCAGGCGTTCACATCCACATCGGAGCTCAGGGCCACACAGCACAGAGCCTGAGAACACTTGCAAACATTATGGCAAGCCACGAGAAGCTCATAGCTGAAGCTATTAAGATTGACCGCAGCCGCATGATGAACTATTGCCGCACTGTAGATCCTGACTTTATCAGACAGCTCAATAACAAGAAGCCCACAACAATGGCTCAGCTGGCAGACATTTGGTACAGCTCTCAGGGCTGCGACAGTGGCAGAGAGTACCACTACAACAGCAGCCGCTATCACATGCTTAACCTGCACGCTACTTTCACAAAGGGTACTGTAGAATTCAGACTGTTCCAGTTCGACAAGCCTGAGAACGGCAAGAGAAACGGCCTGCACGCTGGTCAGCTCAAAAGCTACATTCAGCTCTGCCTGGCTCTCAATCAGATGGCTAAGGATCAGAAAACAGCAAGCTCCAAGCCGCAGCAGCACGACAATCCAAAGTTTGCAATGCGTACTTGGCTCAATCGTCTCGGTCTTATCGGTGCCGAGTTCGCTACAGCAAGAGAGTTCCTTACAAAGAACCTCAGCGGAAATGCAGCTTGGAGATTTGCAGCGTAAGAACCACAGAACCGCTTTTGTGGTTCTTATGCCTATCAGGAAGGGGGTGAAACTATGAAAGATATTCCTGTTGAGATGGCGTGTCCAAAATGCGGTCAAATCTTCACAGAACGGCCTGCAGTATCAAGGGTGGACGGTATTACCCTTATATGCCCGGACTGCGGTACACGCGAAGCTCTGGCTTCTCTGGGCGTAGATCCTGAGGAGCAGAAAGAGATACTTGACATCATTCATGAGAAAGCACGGTAAATATAACAATCTTTCAACAGCGTTTTATTGAGAGTGCAATTTTTCTATGTGGATAACTTGTTAATATTTATGTATTGTACGAATTGAAATTTTTAGCAATATAGCGTATAATGGAGACATAAGGAAAATACAAAGCTCTATTGAATCAGTTTTTGTTCAACCCTTTACGATTCAATTGATAATCGGGCTGAGTTTTGTAAATTCCGTAATTGTCTCCTTTCTTTTGTTCTACAATAATCTCACTATGGAGAAGTCGGACATGCTTCTCCACCTTTGTTCGGATGGTGAAATTATAGACACAAGCGGCATTGCCTTCCCGGGCTTCCGTTTGGTGGTATGTTGCACTACCACCGTGCAGGTGTGACTCCTGCTCCGGACACCACAGCTGAATAATTTACCTCCTATGGTGATGCAGCACTCCGTCTCAGTACTCCCCTCTGAGGCGGTTTGCTGTATATGCAGCTTTTAAAACCAATTCACTACCAATAATTCTACCAATCACACTACTCAAACTTACTAAGGAACGCACTACTATGAAAAACTTAATAATTGATTATCTACCGATCGAGGAGCTTAAACCTTACGAAAGGAACGCAAAGCTTCATCCGAAGGCGCAGATTGAACAGATCAAGAAGTCTATCAAGGACTTCGGCTTCAATGATCCTGTTGCAGTCTGGAAGGACAATGAGATCATCGAGGGCCACGGCCGCTTGATAGCTGCCAAAGAGTTAGGCCTGACGGAGATTCCTATCATCCGGCTCGACGATCTGACTGATCAACAGCGCAAGGCTTATATGCTGGCTCACAACAAGCTCACGATGAACTCTGACTTTGATATGAAGATCCTTGCAGAGGAAATCGAGAACATTCTTGACTTCGATATGAGCAGCTTCGGCTTCGATGTTATGTTTGATGAGGACGAAGTTGTCGAGGACGATTATACACCAGAGGTTCCTGAGGAACCGAAGGCAAAGCTCGGTGAGATATATCAGCTCGGCAGACACAGACTTATGTGTGGTGACTCAACGTCGCCAGCTGATGTTCAGCTGCTTCTGAATGGTGAGCTCATGGACATGGTCCTTACTGATCCGCCTTACAACGTCAACTACAAAGGCACAGCCGGGACGATAATCAATGACAACATGAAGAGCAGCGAGTTCAGGCAATTTTTGAAGAAAGCTTTTATAAATATTCGAACCTCTCTAAAAAGTGGGTGCTCCTTTCACATCTGGTATGCAGATACCGAAGGTTATAACTTTCGAGGTGCCTGCTCCGATGCAGGGCTTATTGTACGACAGCAGCTTATCTGGGTAAAGAACAGCGCCACCATAGGCCGCCAGGACTTTCAGCACCAGTATGAGAGTGTATTATCTGGTCTGACGCTTGACGAGAGCGCTCAGGAGCCGCAGGAAGGCTTTTCTCCTTGCCTGTATGGGTGGAAGGATGGAGCGGCTCACAAGTGGTATAAAAAGCGTAAAGAACGCGACGTAATGTTTTTCGACAAGCCCAGAGCTTCAAAGGAGCATCCAACTATGAAACCTATCCTGCTTTTCGACTACGAAATGCAGTGCAATACTAAATCCGGAGATAGCGTGCTTGATTTGTTTGGCGGCTCCGGTACTCTGATCATGGCAGCCGAGCAGAACAAGCGCACAGCTTACGTTATGGAGTATGATCCGAAGTATGTTGATGTTATCATTGACCGCTGGGAGAAGTTTACCGGCCAGAAGGCGGTCAAGTTGAATTAGGAAGGAGGTCGGTGATGGCTAACGAGAAAAACTTGAAGCATGGGAACCCTGAAACTCAGTTCAAAAGCGGTCGTGAAGCGGCCGAAAATGGGAGTAAGGGCGGAAAAGCTTCCGGCAAGGCTCGTAAGCGCAAAGCTGATCTCAGAAGAATGGCGCAAGAGGTCCTTGACGGAACCTACAAAGACAGGCGAGGTAATGAGATCACCGGCGAGGAAGCTGTTATAAGAGGCCTTGTTGCTAATCTCACGGATCCTCAGGGCAAGAACTGGGGCAAGGCAATGGACCTGCTTGTTACCCTTCTCGGAGCTAATAAGAGCCGTGAAGAGAAGCAGCAAATTAAGGCACAGACAGCTCTCACCAAGGCAAAGGTCGATATGCTTACCGGAGCAGATACATCTGCACTTGATAGGCTCGATGCGATATTAGGAGCAATGAAGAACAATGCCGAACACAGCACCGATTCTGAATCCGAAGCAGAATGAGTACATTCGGAACGCACACAGCCGCTGGAACTTCAAGACTGGCGCTGTACGTTCGGGAAAGTCCTTCTGCGATGTCGCATATGTGATACTCTCAAGACTCAGAGCTGTTAAGGATGAGCCGGGATTAAATGCTATCCTGGGAGTGTCTCAGGAGACAATTGAGTCCAACGTGCTGCAGCCGATGCGAGAGATCTACACCAGCTCCGTAGTCGGAACTATCAACAGCAGGAATGTGGCAATGGTGGCAGGCGTTCCGGTTTACTGTCTCGGAGCTGAGAAGGTTTCCCAGGTGTCAAAGCTGCAAGGTAAGTCTTTGAAGTATTGCTATGGTGACGAGGTTGCTAAGTGGTCAGAAGAAGTATTTATGATGCTTAAATCTCGTCTTGATAAGCCTTACAGTAAGTTTGACGGCAGCTGCAACCCAGAAGGAAAGCTTCACTGGCTTAAGCTGTTTATTGATGATAAACGCTTTGACACTTATGTACAGAAGTACACGATATTCGACAATCCTGCGCTGGATCCTGAATTCGTGAGAAACATCTGCACTGAATATTCAGGCACTGTTTATTATGACAGGTTTATTCTGGGAAACTGGGTGAATGCTGAGGGCCTTGTATATCCTATGTTTGACGAGGCTAAGCACGTTACAACTCAGGAGTTTGACTTCAAGCCTGCTTATTATGTCAGCTGCGACTACGGTACCCAGAATCCAACAGTGTTCCTGCTCTGGCATAAGATACAGGACGGTCGCTGGCTCTGTGAGAAGGAATACTATTACAACGGCCGCAAAGAAATCAAGCAGAAAACCGACGAAGAATACTGTAATGATTTGTTTGAGTTCCTGGGTGACATTCGTATCAATGGCATGATCGTGGATCCTTCGGCGGCGAGCTTCATCGAAGCTCTGAAACGCAGAGGCGTGGCGGTGATACCTGCGAAGAATGCAGTTGTTGACGGAATACGCTTCACAGCTGGACTTATCAACACTGAGCGGATATTGTTCAGGCCTTGCTGCACAAATACCATTCAGGAGTTTAGCGTATATAGCTGGAATCCTGACACGGAAGAAGATACAGTCATAAAAGAAAACGACCATGCAATGGATGCAATGAGATATTTCTGTTATACACATCTTGCAGTAAGCAAGATACGAACACCGAAACTACGAGGATAAGGAAGTGGATTGATGCCGTTTTTACTAAAAGATGCTGCAGCGATAACACCAGAGCTGGTATGCAAGTATATCAAGCTGCACAGGGAGCTGCTGTGTGAAAGGTATAAGATGCTTGAGGACTACTATAACGGTGAGCATCCGATACTGAAAAGACTTCCTGAGCGTGAAGGGGATCCTTGCAACAATCTTGTCGCAAACTTCCCTGCTTATATAGCTGACATGGCATCTGGTTATCACATCGGTGAGCCAGTGTCGTATCAGTCTGAGTCCGAAGATCTGACAGACCTTCTGGAGCTTTACAAGAATGCACAGGTCGATGTGCAGGACACAGAGAATTCTAACGATCAGGCAATCTTCGGAGTGGCTTATGAGCTTGTATTTATGTCCTCAGATGAAGTTCCAGAGCCCAAGGTTGCAAATATACCACCTTCACAGGCTTTTGTGATATACCAGGACACTGTTGAATTTAAGTCACTTGGTGGAGTTTATTACACACAGACGCAGGATCCTGAAACACAGAAAGTCAACGGCTTCAAAGTTGAAGTAAGTACAGCCAATAAGTATATTCGTTTCCATGTCGATGATAATTACGGCGTTGATGGTAAGATTGAAGAGAATATCAATCCTTTCAAAGCTGTAACGCTCATCGAGATTTACAACAACAAGTACAAAAAGAGCGACTTCGAGAAGGTTCTCTCTCTGATAGACGGCTACAACAAAGGACAGTCAGTCCGTGTTGACGACAAGGAAAACTTTGTCAACAGTCTGATGATCCTTAAAGGACAGGTTCTCGGAGATACAGACGAAGAGAAGGACGAAACATACCGCAACATGAAAAAGAGAGGTGTGGCTGAGCTGACACCAGACGGCGACCTCTCATTTATGACAAGGCAGACCGACAGCCAGGGTGATGAGCTCCTGCGCAGCTCAATGGCTGAGGATATACACAAGTTCTCATATGTACCATGCTTCACTGACAAGGACTTCGGAGGTAATATCTCCGGTATTGCAATGCAGTTCAAGCTGTTCGGCCTGAACCAGCTCATGAAGAAGAAGGATAGATACACTGTTGAAGGCCTGAGGGAGCGTATGAAGCTGTTCAATACAATCCTGGAGGTACGAGGCAAGAAGCCTATCAACATCAACAATGTAAAGATCACGATCACTCACAGCTCACCGAAGAACCTGCTCGAATTGGCGCAGATAATAGGAGCGCTTGACGGCATCTGCAGCAAGGAAACACTGGCGGCTCAGCTGCCATTCGTTGAGGATCCTGAGGAAGAGGTTACAAAAGCGGCCGAGGAGCGCAGGCAGGAGCAGGACGAACGCTTTGTGATGTCTACTCCACCTGATATAAGAAATGCGGAATAAGCAGTACTGGATTGACCGAGCCAACAGGCGCATGGATAACTACACACTGGCTGCCTTTGATACGGCTCGGACTATTCAGCGGTCATATAATACCCTTGAAACGTATATTAAGACCGAAATGGCAAAGATACTGCGGCATATAGGTGATGAAGGCTCTCTTGCCTACGAGTACAGAATGAAGCGGCTGAACGCTTTGCTTATCAATACCGAGCAGAAGTTCAAGGAGCTTTACGGCATCAACTTAGGCGATACCACAGCATTTCTGAAAAGCATAATTCCGGAAGCCTACTATCACACAATCTTCGATATAGCACAAGGCACAGGAGTACAGCCTGAGTTCTCAGCTGTACCCACAAGGCTTATCAACAAGATTATCAACGAGGACTGGAGCGGCGAAAACTACTCCAAGCGGATATGGGACAATACAGAGGAGCTGGCCAAAGAAGTACGGCAGGTCCTTACCGAAGCAGCTGTGAACGGCGAGAGCATTTATAAGACTTCCAAGCGGCTCTCGGAGAAGTTCGACCAGTCTGCATATAATTCACGTCGGCTTATCCGCACTGAAACCACCTACGCCACCAATCAGGCCGAGCTGCTCTCTTATGAGGAGCTGGATATTGACAAGTATGAGTTTGTGGCTACTCTGGACACCAGAACATCAAGCATCTGTCAGAAAATGGACGGTAAAGTCTTTTATACGAAAGATGCACAGGCAGGCAAGAACCTGCCGGCTATGCATCCGAACTGCCGTTCTACTACTATTCCAAAATTCAAGGACGGCAATCCAACTTTCAGAACAGCCAGAGACAAGGACGGCAAGCGTATCACGGTTCCTGCTTCGATGAAGTACCCAGAGTGGTACAATAAGCATATAAAGCCTTATGAAAAGGCCAAGAAGCCGAGAACGCAGCCTGCTCCGAGCAAAAACAAGCCTGTTGAAGTTCCTGCGGTCACACCTGCAGAGGTACAGGTGAGCAAAGCCCAGAGCGGCGATTATATCGATACTCCAATACCGAAAAGGAGAAAGCAATGAGTAAATACACACTCCCACCGGAGCAGGTCGCTAAAATATTGCAGGTCCTTGAAAAAGGTGATCGCGTTGAGCTTATTCCGTGTAAAGACGGAATCAAGATAATACAGGAAAGCAGAAAGGAAATAAAATAATGGACGAAAAAGCATTACAGATTGTCAGAGGCTATATTGCAGCACATCTCGACAAGTCAGATCCTACAGCAAAGTTTGAGGTATACACAGTATGGAAGTGCAAGACTCTCCAGAACTGGAAGTATCTCCTGTCAAGCACTCTTCCCGACGGTATGTACTACGAGCTGACATACAACGGCGACAAGCACGAATGGTATCTCGATGCATACAAGAAGTTTGAGAACGTTGTTGTTCCTGAAAGTGTGGTGAAGTGAATGGAACTCAAAGACACAATAGATCTGATGCAGTCCGAGGACTACAAAGAGCGTTTTACAGCTGAGTATGATCAGCTTATTATCAGGTATAAGAAGCTGAAAAAAATGTATGACAACTGGAATAACCTGAGTTTTGTTCCTCGTTGTCCTAAGAGCATATACAAGCTTCAGCTTGAAGCTATGGAAAAATATCTGGCAATTCTGGAAGCAAGAGCGGCAATCGAGGAAATCCCTGTTTGGGATTGTACATCTGAATAATTAAATATACACTGTTATAAGCGTTTAACAGGAAGAGCCGAGCGTGGTTAGTTAATCTAACTACGCTCGTTTTTTTTATACTTGCGACCGAGCCGCAAGAAAAATATAGCTGCACAGCTCCCAGAGCGGAGCTGCATGGGACGGTAGTTTAAAGGAAAACAGAGCTATTATTCCGGACCCTGGCTCATACTCCGGTTCAATCCCGGGACGTTCCACCAACTCCCCGACATTCGTGTCGGGAACATATCAGCTTAGTACAGTGGTAGTATAACGGTCTCCAAAACCGAGGACGGGTGTTCGATTCACTCAGCTGGTGCCATATGCCGACGGGCTTAAAACGGAATTGTCCACTCTGGACGTTAAATGGAGGTATTTTTATGAAAAACTTTATGAGAATCCCTATGCAGTTTTTCGCTGAGCCTGGTGAAGGACAGCCAGCAGGGGCAACAGCTCCGGCAGACGGCGTTCAGGATCCGACAGGGACAGCGCCACAGGGAGACGGACAGCAGTCAAACAACACTCCTGCTCCTACCGGCAAGACGTTCTCTCAGGAAGACGTTGATAAGATAGTCGCTGAGAGGCTGGCAAGGCAGCAGAAGAAGTTTGATGAGAAGATGGAAGAAGCTGCAGAGCTTGCAAAGATGAATGCAGCTCAGAAGGCAGAACATGCAGCTAAGAAGCGTGAGGAAGAGCTTGTTGCTCGTGAGAAGTCAGTCGCCGAGAAGGAGCTGAGATTTACAGCGCTCGGTATTCTCGAAGAGAACAAACTTCCTGCATCATTAGTTGACTGTCTTAATCTGGGCTCAGCAGACGCTTGCAATGCATCAATCAAAGCATTAAAGAAGGCGTGGCCTGAGGCTGTAACAGCCGCAGTGAACAACGCACTTCGCAGCAATACACCGCCACCTTACAGCGGCGGCAATACACAGAAAGATACTTTCCTCCAGGGATTTGAGGAAGGTTAATTCAGAAAGCGAGGAATACTAAATGGCAGGTATTAACCTTACAACCAGATTTTCTGGCAAGGTAGACGAAGTTATAAACAACGGCGCACTTTCAACTCCTTCTATCAACAAGGATTATTCATTCGTAGGCGCTAAAACAGTAAAGGTATACAGCTTTGATGCTGTACCTCTTAACGACTACACACGCTCTGGAACAAGCCGTTATGGCACACCTAACGAGCTCGAGGACACAGTTCAGGAGCTCACAATGACACAGGATAAGAGCTTCACATTCACTATTGACAAGGGCAATGCGAGTGATACTGAGCCAGGCGTAAGAGAGGCAGGCAGACAGCTCCGCAGAGAGACTGATCTCGCAATCGTTCCTGCGCTCGATCTCTATCGTTTCACAAAGATAGCTCAGGGAGCAGGCCACAAGTTCTATGCTACAACAGCTCTCACAACTTCTACAGCTTACGCTGCATTTCTTTCAGCTAACGAGGCTATTGATGAGGCTGACGTTCCTTCTGCAGGCCGTATCTGCAACGCATCACCTAAGTTCCTTAACCTTATCAAGCAGGACAGCAACTTCATTAAGTCTGGCGACCTCTCACAGAGAACTCTGATGAATGGTCAGGTCGGCGAGATTGACGGCGTTGCTATTATCAAGGTTCCTTCAAACAGACTTCCTGCAGGACTTCTGTTCGAGATCACACATCCTCTTGCTTGTACAGCACCTGTCAAGATCAATGAGTACAAGCTTCACACTGATCCTCCCGGAATCAGCGGTATGCTTGCAGAGGGCCGTGTATATCACGATGCTTTCATTCTCAACAATAAGGCTCGTATGATCTCAGCTTACTACGGCGGCGGTGAGAACGCTCTCACACTTACAGCTGCAGCAGGCTCCAGCTCCACTACATCAAAGGTTACTATCAGCGGTAACACAACAGGCGGTACACTCGTATACAAGGGCGATTACGCTTCTGCAGCTACAGCAGGCGCAGCAGTTGACATCGGTGACGATGTAAGTGGCTTCACAGCATTCCCTTCAAATGGCGTTGTAACAACTGCTTCTGGCAAGTACATCGCTGTAGCAGTAAAGGACGGCTCCGGTAAGTGTGTAGCTTCTGGCGTTGTTGCTGCTGTTGTTGGTTCATAAGCTATGATCAATAGGCTGTTAATTCTGCTCGGGAATCCGCCTGAAAATGACAGGGAAACCGTTGAGACGTGTCTGAGCATGGCACAAGATGCCGTGCTCGACTACATCCAGCGTGACGAACTTCCAAAAGCTGCAGAGAGCGTTGTTATTAAGCTTGCAGTAATTTATTACAACAGGCTGGGTAATGAGGGCGAAAGCAGCCGCACAGAGGGTGGAATATCCCAGAGCTTTATAACCGATATCCCAAAAGACATACAGCGTCAGCTCTGGCGCTGGCCCCCGAAGGTAGGTGTAATTCACAGTGAGACCGTCGAGGAATAAGCAACGAGCCGTCTATGTGTTCAAAATGGTCAATGTCAAGTCCGACTATGTCGGTACTGAGACACAAATTGACCTTGTAGGCAGGTTTGACTGCACAGTACGAAAATTCACAAAATCAAAGAATTCTGATGATAACAAGAGCAAAAACGAGGTAATATGTGAGCTTGAAGTGCCTAACGGCTATCACTTCAAGGTGGGCTTCATGGCTTCCTTTGACAGTGATACAAAGCCGGATATGCTGATTAAGTCCATATCACCTTATACAAGCCATAGTGTCTGCGAGCTGGTTTCATGGACATGAGAATAAACTTCCGTGTGGAAGGACTCTCGGACTTAACGAAGAAGCTTGCAGCGCTGAAGAACATTGAAAAGGATCCTCGGATTGATAAGGCTCTTGGCCGTGGAGCTGCAAGAGTACAGGCAGCTGTCAAAATGTTAACTCCTGTCGATACCGGCAACCTGCGGAACAAGATAGTACTCAATCATGAGAAGATGATGGAGTACGCAGTTACAACGAATGTGGAGTATGCGGTATATGTAGAATACGGCACCGGCAGGCTCGGTGATCCTACTGTACCACATACCTCGAAAGAGAGCTGGACTTATTACTCGGAGAAGCTCCAGAAATTCATCACAACGCATGGCCAGAAGCCAGCGCACATGTTTACTAAGGGCTTTGCGCAGGCTCATAAAACGGCTTTTGAGATCGTCAGAAAAGAAGTTATGGAGGTTATAAGAAGTGCTTGATGTTACTAAGAAGATAGCAAACCTCCTTGAAGAAATAGCTCATGTAGAGCTTGCAAACTCTGAGGCTCCGCTTGTAATGCCGTCTATTTATATTACCCAGGTATCGAATACGACGGACGTAAGAATGGAAAACAAGGACTTTCTGACCGGCTTCATCTATCAGCTCGACATCTATGCAGAGACACCAGGACGCTGCGCAGAGATAGCGCAGGCAGTTGATGATGTAATGCAGTCGGAAGGCTGGCAGCGGCAGAATGGTTTCCCTATGGGGCGACAGAGATATATGTTGACCTACACTGCATCGGTCAGCGAAAACTACGATATTTACGAAAAGGAGTGATATAATGGGAGAGTTCAATTCTAAAGGCACTATCCTCAGTGTGGGACCTGATCCGACATCACCTTCCACTGATGTGACCTATAAGAAGCTCTATGGACTTTTCAACGTTCCTGAGATGGGCGGCACACCTGAGCGCATCGATGTAACTAATCTTGAGGACAGCCACAAGAGAAGCATCCTCGGTATTGGTGATGTTGGTGACCTCGCCTTTGAGTTCTACGCTACAAAGGACGAAGAGGATACCGCAGCCCAGGTTCGCGACACCTGGAATATCCTTCAGGCATACGAGACAGCCGGCACAGTGCTGAACTGGAAACTTGTATATCCTGACGGCAACGGCTACACCTGGAAGGGCACCTGCTCCGTCAGGAGACAGGCTGCAGGTGTGAATACTGCAATACGTTTCACGCTCTCAACGGGACTGGATACAGATCTCGTTCCTATTCCCCAGACTTAAAAGGAGGACCGCATGAAGCCTTTTGAAGTATTAGTGGTTGGCGGTAGTGAATATAATCTCAAAATCACTACCGCTAATGCGGTCGAGCTTGAAGAACAGATTGGCACTGACCTGCTGAGTGGTCTTGAAAAGCTTGGCGAAATAAGAACGCTTGCAAAGTATTACTTTGCGGCTGCTGTTATCAATGACAGCATTAGCAGTATCGACGATGTTTACCAGCTGTTTGACGATTATATCGTCGGTGGTGGCACGTATGAAGCGCTGCAGCGCCTTATGGTCGAGGTCCTCGTTACCTCAGGTATAATGACTAAGCAGGTGTATGATGCGTCAAAAAAAGCTCGGGAGAAGCAGTTGGAAGCGTTCAAGAAATTGTTGAACTGAGATATAAAGATGCTCTTGAAAGTGGTTTACTTCCTTCTGAATTTTGGAGTATGTCACTGCAAGAGGTAAAAGACACGGTTAACTCACGATTTAAACAGAGACAAAACGAGAACTATGCTCTGTCATCACTGATCAGAGTTGCCGTGCTTTCTTGCTTCTCCGAAGATGTACGGTTCCCTGATCCGCCTTATACAGAAGATAAGGAAGGGGACTGGCGTAATTCAAAGAAATATATGGACGCACTTTCAAAAATACATAAAGGAGGTGCAAAGAATTGATAACAACAGATGAGATGCGGATCCTGCTCAGTATCAACGGTGCTGCATCGTACACGACCACGATCAACGAGATTACAAACGTAACAAACAAGTATGAGAAATCAGTCGGAAATCTCATGTCTACGCTTGCAAAGATGGTGTCGGTCGGAGCAATAGTAAAGCTTGGAAAAGATTGCATTGAGACAGCGAGCAACCTACAGGAGGTAGCTAACGTCGTAGATGTTACCTTTGGCAAGACGGCCGGAGTTGTGAATGACTGGGCAAAACAGAGTGCTGCAAGCTTCGGACTCTCTCAGACAGCTGCGAAGCGCTATATAGGTACCTACGGCACAATGGCGAAGCAGTTTGAGTTCACAGAGAAACAAGCTGCACAAATGGGTGTAGAGCTCACCAAGCTCTCCGGAGACGTGGCAAGCTTCTACAATCTTGAAAATAAGGTAGCAGCCAGTAAGCTTAAAGCTATCTTTACCGGTGAAACTGAAAGCTTGAAAGAGCTGGGCGTTGTAATGACACAGACGCAGCTCGATGCTTATGCAATGGCCAATGGCTGGAACAAGACAACCAAGGATATGACCGAACAGGAAAAGGTCCTGCTCCGTTATCAGTACACTATGGAAAAGCTCAGTCATGTACAGGGCGACTTCATGAGGACTTCTGACGGATATGCCAATTCAGTGAGACGGCTCAAGCTGGACATTGAGAACCTCAAGGTCGAAATCGGCAATGAGCTCATCCCAGTGGCGGCTCAGGGAATCGGAGCTATAGCTGATGTGCTTAAGGTCGTAGGACCTGGTATAGTATCAGTAGCACAGTATATAAGGCTATATGCTCAGGCATGGTCGCAGGCTTCGTCTACAATCAAATCTGTGGTGGTTATTTCGGCTGCTGCTATCGGCGTATTTGTTATATGGCCTAAGGTCGTAGCGATTGCTACAGCAGCACAAAAACTGCTTACGATGCAGATAGTTTCCACTGGTATGGCTATACGCTATACTCTTGGTGTTCTCGGTATATTCCTTGGCCTGCTGGCTCTTTTCAACGTAGCAAAGAAAGCTTCAGATTTGAAAGCGGCGGAGGACATTGCAAACATCGGCAACTCTGCAGCGGCCAGCTCCGGAGCCGTTGAGGATTTAGCAGATAGTATGAGTGACTTAGGAGAAAGCACAAAAGGCCTTAAGACCTTCTTAGCTTCTTTCGATGAGGTTAACAAGGTGGGCGGCGGCGGCAGCCTTATGTCTAACCTGGTTACTACACAGGATCTTGCAAATATCTTAGGAGCTGCGACAGGCATTGAAGATTTACAGAATTCTATTAATTCATTGACGATTCCTGACATTGGAGAAGGAACGATATTCGATGCAGACTGGTGGAAAGAAAAAGGCAAGATGCTTTTAGGCTTTGTCGAAACATGGTTTGATCCAAAAGAGTTTACACAAAACTGGAAAAACGGTATTCAAGACATTGACAATTTCATTCAGGAAATGATGCCAAAGTGGCACAGCTTCTTTACAAACCTTGGAGCTGATATATACGATGCACTTCATCCTGACGCAGAAAAAGACACTCGAGAAACATTTACATATACAAACAGTCAAGGCAATAAAGTTGAAGCATTGAAGTATAATGACGACGGCAGTCTTTCCCAGGCTTACCTAAATCAAGATAGAAGAGCAGCTTCATCTACAGTCACAAATCAGACTGTAACCACTGTTACACAGAACAGTCCTATCGATGTGACGCTTCTTCTGGACGGCCGCAAGATAGCTTCAGTGGTTACTGATCTGCAGAACGCCAAGGCACGTTCAAGCGGCAATCAAGGTTTAGTGGGAGGGTAAGAGATGTTGAAAATCGGTAATGTAGAACTTCCCACACCAAAAGACGTGGACTACTCCTATAATAAGCTCTGGTCTGAGAATTCAGGCCGACTGGACAGCGGTTACTTTGTCGGTGAGCTCATCGGCATAAAGAGAAAGTACGTTGTGACTTTTCCACCGCTGACAACAAATCAGCTGGCACTGGTCAGAAATACCTGCGCTCAGCAGTTCGCAACTGTAACAATAACTGATGTTGATGGCGGTGACGCTGTCCTTGAATGCTATTTCGGTGATGTCACAGTAAGGGCGTATTCCTGGAATAACGGCTACAAATATGCAGTAGACTGCAAAGTATCAATGATAGAGAGGTGATTAGATGCTTCCTTGCAACACAAATGTCAATGCAATGCCACGAAAAGTGAGATGTGCGCTTGATATAGGGAATAACACTATCACCGACGTTAAAAAGTTGACCTATGCCACAGATTGGTCGGGACAAATAACCGTCGGTCAGGTGGTATCGGCATATATATCTGCTACCATTCCGACACCAAGTTTTTCTCTCGCTGGTGCTAACGTCTCACACAGCATGGGAATCGGTGATCCTGTTGAGTGGGTGCAGATAGGCACATATCGTATCGATGAAGAGTCGATACGAACACGGCAAGGATATACAACGTTCAGCGCATATGATAAGCTGCGGTATGCAATCAATACTTATCAGTCCACAGGAGATAAAACGCTGCAGGCTATCTGTAATGAAGTATGCGCGGCACTCGGTATAACGTCTACCACACTGCCGGTAAGCATAACGATTGACAGCTCCATGCTTGACGGATATACCTTGCGTGATGTTCTCGGCTTCATAGCTGGGTATTGCGGAAGAAACGCTTATCTCTCACCTTATGGAGCGCTGCAGCTGCGCTGGTTCAGCTCCGTAGGCTACACGGCCGACGGCACCAGGGCGAACATTCCGTACATCGGTGAGAACAACTGCACCGTAAGCAGGCTGATTTGTCAGACTCAGGACGGTGTGATCACATCGGGCAGCGGCGAAGGAATATACTTCACCTGTCCTTTCATGACTCAGGCAAGGCTCAACGCTATGCTGAGCGGCTTGTCACTTACTTATCGCAAGGCTGACGTAGATATACCTTATGGTAACTTCTGTTTGCAGTCAGGCGATATAATCACTGTCAGCACGACAGGTTCAGATCTTTCAGTGCCAATAATGAGCAATTCATGGTCTTATGATGGTGGCTTATCGTCTGCCGTGACATCGTATGGCGTGAGTGATTATACAGGCACAGCAAACAACGCAGAACACTCTGTATCGGCTCAGAGAGTTCAGAATATCCTTCGGGAGAAAGAGGCGGCTAACCGAGCACATTCAGAGCTTGAAACAGCAACACAGATTATCACGGGAGCTGTTGGAGGCTATATCAAAATCAACTTCGGCAACGACGGCAAAACTGCTGAGCTACTTGTTATGGATCAGCCCGATATCAATCAGGCACTTAATGTATGGGTGTTTAATCAGAACGGCTTAGGACACATGGAAAGAGAAAGCACATCAGATCCTTTTGGAACAATGAATGTTGCTCTCACAAGAACAGGCACAGTCGCAGCTGATAGAATTGCAGGCACTATGATAAGCGGTGTTGGTATTGAAAATGTTGCACCGGGAACAGTGTCTCGCCCGAAAATTGTGCTTGCAGAAGGTGTTATCTACTTCCAGAGAGTGGCTGCTGATCCTGACGGCTCTGTTTATCAGATAGGTGCTATTAAGTATGTTCCTCGTTCCGCATTTGATGAAATCGATGCACTGTCTATTCATGTTCAGCAGGGCAAAACTGTCACAATTGGATATGAAAATAGCGGAGACGGTCACGATGAATTTGTATATTATTCCGATTTATCAGCGCCGAATGTCCCTTCTGATGCGGCGAAGTTCAATTTCTGGGGAGATTTAAGAATATACAGTGATTTCCATTGGATATCCTTAACTGACCTTGATAAACGTATTGAACAACAGCGGCTTGCTTTGGCAGATGTTGTTGATAACAGCCCTAAAAATAAATATCATTATGACGGTTTTGTCAATGGTACATCTGGAAGCAGCTTAACATGGACTATAAACAGTGATGATTCAATCACTGTCAACGGTACATATTCAGGCAATTCATATATATATCTTACAATTAACGGCTCTGCTGCAAATGTTGACAGCTTTTGTGACGGCAATCATATTTTAAGCGGCTGTCCCGAAGGCGGCTCAGATACAACGTTTAAGATGTACGCAGCCAAAGGATATTACACAAGAACCGACTATGGAAGCGGTGTAGTTCTTGACGAAACAAACGAAAGAGGAATTTTGTGTGTAATATATATAAAAGCTGGATATACCTGTAATGACCTTACATTCCGTCCAATGATATGTACTAAAGCTGCATTTGCTGTTAGCACAAGACCTGTTCCGTGGTGTCCAACAAACAGGGATTTGTATAATATGATACAAAACTTATAATTATTGCCGCAAACTAACGTCTTTTGCGGTGGAGGAATTATAATGATTATTTTCAAAGGAAAAGAAGCTGTATTCGGTATACAGCTAACCATAGATAAAGTATGGCGGTATGCCTTACAAGACGGCGAGACTTGCACTGTAAAAATCGTTGATAATGACAAAAATGCCCTTACCAAAGTATATACAAGTGCAGACGTTGACAGCATCGATAAGATGATAACTGTCAGCCTGTCCGAGGCTGAAACAGCTGCAATGGCGCTCGGCAGAGGTACGCTTACAGCTTACTTCAATGACCTTGTTTCTATTCCGCCTACAGAATTTTACGTAAAGGAGGCTTAATATGTCTCATTATGACGAAACAAAAAACCGCTTCAATCCCTGTAATCGTTTTATAGGCGATATTGAGAACGGTTTGAGATATCCTTTCGCGTGTTATACGAAAGAGGAATCAGATGAAAGATATGCACTTAAATCTGAGGTTGATCCAGCGGAGCTTGAAGCTGAGATTGAGGCTTTACGTGCAGAGTTTACAACCAGGCTGACAGCACTTGAAACAGCAGTAAGCCAGAAAGCAGATGAATCTGAGTGCGTTGATATCAGAGCAAGACTTGATGCTCTGGAAGGTGATGCAATCCGTATCAATAGCTTTACTGCAAGCAGTACAAGCTATGAAAAGGGCGCTTCTGCGACTGTAACGTTGAATTGGAGTGTTAATAAAACACCTACAACTCAGACTATCAATAATGTTGCTGTAACAGGCAATACACAGAGTTATACAGGAGTAACAGATAGCACAACTTATACGCTGGCTGTATCTGACGGCGATACAAACGACGTACAGAGTGCTTCTGTTGTATTTGCAAACCGTATCTATTACGGAAAAGCTGTTAATCTTTCCAGTGTCAACACGCTTAATAGTGTTGTATCTGATGAAATCGCACGTCGTTTTACAGTTACCGCAGGCGAGGGAGAGTATATTATATATGCAATCCCTGCAAGGCTCGGAAACGCTGTTTTCTATGTGGATAACTGGGAGGGCGGCTTTGATGCTCCTGTTGAGCAGACAATCACAAATGCAAGTGGATATTCTGAGACTTACAAGGTTTATAAGTCCACAAATGCAAATCTCGGCACAACGACTGTCGATGTAAGGGAGGCATAATATGTCAGTTTATGTTATAGATACAATAAAGCCTAAAAACGGCGGTTCATTCCCTGTTGTAGAGGCTGTTGATGTAAAAGTATCAGACAGCCAAAGACTTGATGCTGCACTTGCCGCAAAGGCAAATACATCTGATCTTGCAACGCTTTCAACAGCTATCACAAATAAGGCTGATAAGTCAGATATAATTGATATACGTTCTACACTTGCCGCAAAGGCATATCAGAGCAGCCTTGATGCAACAAATGCAGTTGTTGCAACTAAAGCAGCTCAGAGTTCACTTGATGCACTTTCAGTGATCGTTGACCGTAAGGCAGATAAAAGAGACTATGATAATATTTATGCTGCAATAGATCAGAAAGCAAGCAAGACAGAGCTTAGCACAGCAACAACTAATCTTGAACACAGCATGGAGCAAGCTGACAATGATTTACAGGCTCAGATAGATCAGATAGAAATATCTGCCTCTGCGGAAAGTGTTGTAGCTCCCGAAGTTGCAGCGGCGAGAGTTGATAGCGAAGGAAATAGCTATCCAACACTAAAAGAACGCCTCGATACAACCGAAATCGGGCTTAATTCTAAGCTTGATAATATCGGAAGCGCAACAACTTCGGGCTTTAATCTGCTTAATACTAAGACTATCAAGAGAAACCGCATATTATCAGCTGACGGCACAGAAAATGAGCTGACAGGTGCGTATGTATCAGACTATATTGCAGTACAGCCGCAGTCAGGCTATAAGGTTGACAGGGCTATCGGCTCAGAGCAATACCCTACACTTGTATATTATGACGAAAACAAGGAAGTTCTCGGTGCAAGTGACGGCAGCTCAACAACATTCACAACTCCGAGCGGCTGCTATTATGTAAGGGAGAATGGTTCACTTTCGTATTTGTCGCAAAGCATGGTATCACCTTCTTATGTTTCGGAACGCTTTGATTACAAAACCGTGCTTAATGGTGTGAACAGCATAAGATGTCAGTTGTGGGCTGTAACAGATATATTCTATTATGACAGCGCACTTCATGCAAGTTCTGCGATTTATCTGTCAATGCCTGATAGTATGACAATGCTCTCTTATGGCAACTCAGTAAATGTAAGCGGTTCGGGAACTTATCTTTTCTGGAATAAGGAAACAAATACCTTTACAGCCTCAAATAACAATTTAGCAAGTGACAGCGTTTATTTTGTTGCACTTCTGAAATATAAGACCTTTGAGCCTGAGTTCAAGTTTGTTTCACTAACTTGTGCATACCCTGCGTTTAAATTCGATTTTATAGCAAATAAGCTGTATATCAAGTTTAATTATGACGGATTTATCATGTATAACGGACAGACAATCACAATTCCGCAGAACTACACACAGGAGCTTAGTGTTGGCACTCATTCTATTATTGTATATAACATTGCAACAAATCAGTTTGAAAGTGTTTCATACAATACAGTACAATATGATAAGAGCAAATATATTCCGATATGTGTAAGGAACTATGCAGATGTTGTCGGAAACTGCGACTATGAAACTGTTATCAGTGCCAAATCATACAAGAAGTGCGTATGTTATGGCGATTCTCTCACATGGTATGACGGTCACGAGTTCACATGGGGACCTCATCAGGGCGAAATGTGCGTAGGCTTTGAATCGTACCTCAGAGCATATCTGCGTATGGCTGTGACTAATGTCGGAGTAAGTGGTGAAACCACACCTCAGATATGTGCAAGGCTTGCAACTGATACAGCTCCCGAAACTGCTGATTATATTACTATAATGGGCGGTGACAATGATGACAGACTGCAAGTCACACCTGGAACTGTTCTCCCTGCAGGAAGCCAGTTCGACAGAACAACAGTTGCAGGCGCCTTACAGTATGCAATAGAAGCTGTTTTGAGTGTAAACCCCGATGCAAGAATTATTCTCATGACCGAGCCTATGGGCTGGACATACAGAGACAATGCAATGGAGCGTGTTGATGATGTATATCCCGAAACTTATAGAAAGGTTGCTAAACAGTATGGCTTACCATTGATTGATAACTGGTATGAATCAGGTATCAATGAGTACAATCGTGATAAATATATGATTGATCCAACAGTGGCAGCAGGAAATACACTTTACATTTATCATCCGAGTAATGAGGCATGGGAAAGAATTAGCAAGCAGCTCTGTGAAGAACTGAAAAAATACTGATATTTAAGGGGGATATGTACCAATGAACAATGAAATCATCGTAGCAATATTATCCCTTATCGGCACTATTGTCGGAGCATTCGGCGGTATTATCGTAAGCTCAAAGCTTACGATATACCGTATCGAGCAGCTTGAAAAGAAAGTTGACAAGCATAACACATTTGCAGAGCGTATGCCTGTAATTGAGGAAAAGATCAAAGACCATGACCGAAGAATTGAGGTGCTGGAACATGAAATTCAAGGATAGGCTTGCAAAGCTAATTGACGTGAAAACGCTTGTCACTATATCAATGACAGGATTGTTTATAGCCATGTGCTTTGAATGTGATGTTGAACCTGAAAAGGTATTTGACAAAGTATGTGATATACTTATGATGATACTGTGTTTCTACTTTGGAACACAGCACGAAAAAAACAGGAAGGAGTGATATTATGAGTAAGGGTATTGATGTTGCAAGATATCAGGGCAATATTGACTGGAAGGCAGTCAAAAATTCAGGAATCGAGTTCGCTATTATAAAAGCAGGCGGCTCGGACGAAGGCTTCTATGAAGATTCAACATATCAGAGGAACTATACAGAAGCAAAAGCGGCAGGCATACCAATAGGAGCATACTATTTTGTCGGTTCAAGATGCGTTTCAAAAGAAGACGGTATAGCAGATGCAAAACGTTTCCTTAAAATGCTCGAAGGTAAAACATTCGAGTATCCTGTGTACATTGATCTTGAAAGCACAAATCCGAGTGACAAGGCAGGTGCAACAGCTGCTTGTATAGGATTCTGTGAAACTATGGAGCAGGCAGGCTTTTACTGCGGCATATACGCTTCTGATTGGTCGGGATTTCATGACAGGCTTGATGTATCGCAGCTTACACGGTTTGATTTATGGGTTGCATCATACGACTATAAGCCTAAGTACGTTACAGAGTACGGTATGTGGCAATATTCAAGCACAGGCAGAGTTAACGGCATAAACGCCGATGTTGATCTTGATGAAGCATACAAGGACTACCCTGCCATTATTAAAGCCGCTGGACTTAACGGTTTTACAAAGCCTGTAGCTACACCAGCTCCAGAACCTGAACCAGAAACCGAACATAACGGATTGACAGGAACATTAAAACTCTCTGACGGTACTATTTATAACGTTACTTTAACAAAAGAATAATCTAACTATTACGACTTACTAAGATATTATGAACAGATTCACCAATATATCTAACACGGAGTTATCTCAGCTCATTGACGAATGGATCCGAGGGGAAAGAGACAGAGCTATCATGAAGCGAAGACTGATTGACGGTATCTGTTTTGAACCGCTCGCCGAAGAGTTTGAGCTCTCGGTAACTCACACATGGAAAATAGTTGAAAAAAATCTTAAAATATTGAATACAAAGGTATAAGAAAAAGACCGATTTACTTTATGGTAAGTCGGTCTTATTTTTTTTATACTTAAGATGGTGAATCAATATGTATATATTTTTCAACAACAATCCGAAAGGGCTGAAAATAGGAGATTGCGTTGTCCGTGCGATCTCCGCAGCCATGAACCAGACCTGGGAGCGCACTTACATTGACCTTTGCATCGAGGGCTTCACCTTCCGAGATATGCCAAATGCCAACAACGTGTGGGATTCCTATCTCAGATCTAAAGGCTATAAGCGTTATATTATACCGAATACCTGTCCTGACTGCTACACAATAGAGGACTTTGCCGAAGATCATCCGCATGGTACGTATATAGTGGCAACAGGAAGTCATGTCGTTTGCATTAAGGACGGCGGTCAGATATTGGACAACTGGGACAGCTCTCAGGAGGTCCCTACATACTACTACACAAAGGAGCAGGACTATGGCGAATTATAATCCTTATTTTCCAGCCGGATACAATCCATATCAACCAGCTATGCAGCAGTTTCAGACTATGCAACAGCCGCAGCAGCAGAACAGCGGCGGCCTACTCTGGGTGCAGGGCATCGAAGGAGCCAAGAGCCACTTTGTGGATCCGGGGCGCTCCGCACTGCTTATGGATTCCGAAAGCAATAGCTTCTTTATAAAGTCGGCTGACACTTCCGGTATGCCTTTACCTCTCAGGATATTCGACTATCAGGAAAGAACAGCTCAGCAAGCACCACAGCAGCCGACAGCAGCCGTTCATGATACAAGCAGTTATGTTACAAGGGAAGAATTTGAAAGCCGTTTAGCGGCAATTACAGCTGTTACAGAAAGGACTGAAAGCAATGTCGAGTGATCTTTTCGAAAGCTTTGGTAAGGACAATAATGTCTCTGCCAATCAGGATCCTAAGGCGGCAGCCATGAGCCGTATGAAAGAAATGGGTATATCCGTTCCTGAGGGCATGGAAAATAATCCGCAGGCGTTGCTGCAGCACGTTCTAAGCAGCGGCAAGGTACCTCAGAACAGGCTCGGAATGGCTCAGCAGATGATGCAGCGGTTGTTCAGAAGATAAAAAAAGAACAGAGGCGGCAACCTCTGTTCTCCTTGGTTTTATTTTTTGCAGAAAATAAAACCGCCTGCTCTTAATGTGTTTAATTATTATAGCGTGTTTATTATAACACATATTGTTGTAATTGTCAATAACAGAAAAACGCCTGACCTAAGTCAGACGAATTTCTTTCATGCATACTCCAAACGCATTACATAGATATTATAGCATATTTGCGGCTAAATGTCAAGAATGTTCCCGACAATTATGTCGGTGACATAAATTTACCGTTCGCACGATTTAAGGATGCGAACGCTTACCGGGATAACTCCCCGGAGAAAGGAGGCCTTTATGGCACTCACAGATAATAACAACGGAATGGTTATGCCTGTATCGCCTATGTATGGCGGCGGTTACGGTGGCGGCATGGGCGGCATCGGTTTCGGCGGAGACTGGGCATGGATCCTTCTTCTGCTTGTTCTCGGCGGTGGCTGGGGCGGTTTCGGCGGCTTCGGCATGGGTGGAGCAGGCGCAATGATGGGCGCTGGTATGATGGGCATGGATTTCCTCTATCCCTGGCTTAACAATTCCGAGCACATCAGCGACGGATTCAGAGACCAGCAGCTCAGCTCACAGGTATCTAACATCTCAAACGCAGTAACAAGCGGCTTCGGTGACGTCCAGAACGCTCTCTGTGCAGGCTTCGGAAACGTACAGAACAGCCTTTGCGGCGGTTTTGCAGGAGTAAACGCATCAATCAATGGTGCTCAAAACGCTATTGCTCAGCAGCTGTACACAAATCAGATCTCCGACCTTGAGCGCAGCTTTGCAGCTCAGACAGCAAACACACAGGGCATGACAGCTCTTCAGGCTCAGCTCGCTAACTGCTGCTGCGAGAACAGAGCAGCTACAGCGGACCTTAAGTACACTGTTGCAACCGAGAACTGCCAGGATCGCTACGAGGCAGCCCAGAATACACAGGGCATCATCTCAGCTATCACTGCAGGCATTCAGTCCATCAAGGACGATCTTTGCGCTGACCGTCTCGAAGCTGAGAGACGTGAGAACGCTAATCTGCGCACTCAGCTCTCAATGGCTCAGCTGGCAGCTTCACAGAACGCTCAGACTGCAACAATTCAGGCAGGCCAGAGAGCGCTTGCAAACGAAGTTGAGCAGTATGTGGCTCC